TTCCTGGGGTTATTGCTAACAAACAGCCTGCCCGATTGGCTGACGGGGAATTCGTGGTTCCTGCTGATGTGGTTTCTCATCTAGGTAATGGCTCTACTGATGCAGGGGCAAAACAGCTCTACGCAATGATGAACCGAGTACGCAAAGCCCGCACTGGCAACCCAAAGCAGGGCAAGCAAATTAAACCAGCTAAACATATGGCTGCTTAATGAAATTAACGGTTCAACCAGTAGGGGTGCAGTACGTTCATAAGATATGGCCTTTAGTAGAAGAACTGTTTGAGAAAGCCAATAAGCACGACACTGGGGATTACACCCTAGATCAGATTAGAGGTTTACTGGCTAACGGTTCCTGGGTATTATTAGTAGCAACGGATGAAGAAAATGCTATCCACGGTGCGGCATCGGTAAGTTTTTACAATATGCCTAACTATCGGGTTGGATTTATTACTGCAACGGCTGGTAAAGCGATTGTGAATGAAGATGTTTATGGGCAGGTCTGTAGCTTTATAAAGGCGAACGGGGCTACACGAGTTCAATGCGCTGCTAGAGAATCTGCCGCACGGCTGTATAAGCAGGTTGGTATGGAAGAACGCCACATTATTATGGAAACGAAGCTATGAGCTTTTTAAAATCTAAACACAGCGGTTGGACTTGGGACTTAAAACGCACACCGTTTACAGGTGGCGGCGGTGGCGGGCAATCTGCTCCTACTCAAACTACAGTTCAAAATACCAATATTCCTGAGTATGCCCGTCCTTACGTAGAGACGATGCTTGGCACTGCCCAGCAACAGATTTATAACTATGATCCATCAGGTACGGTATCAGGGTTTAAACCTTATATCCCATACGGCGCTACGGTAGATGCCGCAGGTAACATTACTAATACGGCTCAAGAACAAGCCAGTGCAGCGGTAGCACCATTTAGCCCACTACAACAACAGTCTATTAGAAACGCTGGTACTGTTGGTATGCCTGGACAGTTTAATGTGGGCACTGGGTTTCAAGCTATGGGCGGTGCAGGTGCTTTAACTGCTGGTCAGAACTACAACATGATGGCTACTAACCCGTTTGCACAACAAGCGTTTATGTCGCCTTACATGCAAAACGCAGTAGATGTGCAGAAACAAGAAGCGTTTCGTGACGCACAGATCCGTAACTTAGGTTCCAATCTGGGTTCGGCTCGGCAAGGTACATATGGTGGCGCTCGTCAGGTATTAGCAGAACAAGAAAGAAACCGTGGACTGCAAACTCAATTAGGTCAGATTCAAGCTACTGGCACACAAAGGGCGTTTGAAGCCGCTCAACAAGCTCAGCAGTATGGTGCTAACTTAGGTTTGCAAGGTTATGGACAAGCCGTTGGTGCAGGTACCGCATTGGGTCAGATGGGTGGACAACAGCTTGCAGCTCAACAAGGAATTATTAATTTACAGTCCCAGGCAGGTGCACAACAACAGCAACTCGAGCAACAAAAGATCAATCAGGCTATTCAGAACTACGCTATGCAGCAGCAGTACCCACAGCAGCAGTTGGCATTCATGTCGGGCTTAACCCGTGGTCTACCACTGCAAACAGGTACTACACAGTCTTACCAAGCTGCTCCTTCGGCGATTTCACAATTAGGCGGTCTTGGCTTAACTGGCGCTGCAGCATATGGCATGATGAAAAAAGAAGGCGGCATCATTAAGTCTTATGTCAAGGGCGGTTCGGTTGATCCTGATGGTGACGATTTTGATGAGGCAGATGGGTTTGCAAGTGGTGGTATTACTCGTGATGTAATGTTAAATCCTGAGAAGTACTCTACACAGATGATCGACCGTAGTACTAAGAACGGGGTCATTAACGACATTGTAGGTCTGGCTGCACTGCAGCAGAAGAATCAAGAAACTAAGGAGCGTCAAGCTCAAGCGGCTATGGCACAGGGTACACCCCCTACGGTTAAGGATCAGATCCTAGCCGAAGCCCAGCAGCTTCAAGGTATTGATAATGCCCCAAGTAATCTGCCTACCGAGTATGCTGGTGGTGGTATTGTTGCTTTCCAAGAAGGCGGCAGTACTATGGGTGGGTTTGATATGAGCAGCGCTACCTCTGAAACTCGGGCTAGACCCGTTGTAGATGAATATGTTATTGACCCATTAACAGGTGAAAAACTCTTTTCTGGGTATTCTTCAAGAAGCGCTTTAGCCCCTACTCCAGCTGCTCCAACAGCTAAACCCGATACAGGTATTCGTATTCTCCCCGATGCTCCTGCTAAAGCTAAACCATCAATAATGAATGCGCCAGCGGCAGCACCTGCTAGTGATACGGGTGCAAGTGGTATTGACGACCTAATTCGTCAGACTATTGGCGATATAAAGGCGGGTGGAGAGCGTGACAAAGATGCTCGTAAAGAAGCTAGGCTGATGGCTATGCTCCAAGCGGGTCTCGGTATTATGAGTGGCACATCCCCATATGCTGCGGCTAACGTTAAAGGTGCTTTACCTGCTCTCCAAGGCTACCAAGAGGAGATGCGGGGTCTTCGTGGTGATGAGGCTAAACGGATTGCTCAGATTGCTGCACTCAACCTTAAAGGTGCTGAACTTAAACAAGAACTTAAGAAGTTGGGTATCTCTGAAGAACTTTATAAAGCACAGGCTAAGTACTACACGGCGCGTGCTAATGCTCCTATCGGAGGCGCGGCTGGTTTAGGTGGTGCAGTTCCCCCTGCAACTACACAAAAAGTTATGCAGGAATACAAAGGGTACATGCTTAACCCAACTCAGGCACCATTCTTCTCATCTTTACCAAAAGATGTTCGGACGGGATTAACTAAGTACAAACCTGGTACAGAGTCGTACAATCGTTCTTTAGATATATTTAAGCAGTACTCAAATAAAGAAATGATGAACGAGTTAAATTTCTACGGGTCATTAAATAGAAGATCACCTACTGCCGCATCAATAGAAGACTAAGGAGTAGTTATGCCACGGGTAGAAATTCCTGGAGTAGGTATTGTTCAGTTTCCTGACAACATGCCGCAAGATCAAATTATGTCTCGGGCAGAGGCCATACAGAATCAAGCTAAACAACCTTTACTTGATCCTCGTGAACTAGGTATTGGACAGCTTATTGGTGGTGGTTTTAGCCGTGGTATTGAAAGCCTAAAAGGTACGGCATTCGACCTTATCCCAGCATTAGGTGCGTCTATTATTGGTAAAGACGATTACGCTAAACAGCAGTTACAAGAGTATAAAGACCGCATGGGGGTACAGGAAGAACTCACTCCTACAGCGTTTAAGTCGTATAAAGATATTGGTGGTGTGGGCGATGCCTTTAGTTTTGCTGCAGAAACACTAGGTGAAATCGGTCCTGATATTGCATCGTTTATGTTGGGTGCTGGTGTTGGTACTGTTGCTGGTAAGACTATCGCTAAGAAAAGTCTAGACAAAGCCATTACTGCCCAAGTTGCTGAGACCGCAGCTAAACAAGGATTAACTAAAGAAGCCGCAGATGAGCTAAAAGACCGCTTATCCGCCCGTGCTATTCAAGGTGCCGTAGGTCAAAAAGCTACTGAGCTTGGTGCTAACGTTGGTTTACAGACGGGTTTATGGGGCACATCGTTAGGTGTAAACATTCCTGATGTATTTAATAGCGTATACGAAAACACAGGTTCGCTAGAGCCAGGTATTGCGTTGACGATTGGTTCTTTGGTTGGTGCTTTAGATACCTATTTACCTAGCAAAATCTTAAAGCAGCTCGGCCCCAAAGGCAAAGAACGTATTGCTGCTGAGATGTTAACCAAGTCTGATCTTGTTCCAGTTAACTTTAAACGTGCTTTTGCTGGGCAAGTGCTTGGTACCGCAAGTGGTGAAGCACTGACTGAAGCCGCTCAAGAAGCCTTGACTTTAATTGGCTCGCAACTCGCTGGGGACACAGACCCCTTTTTCTCCCAAGAAAATATTGACAACATCATTACCGCATCCCTTAAGGGCTTTATAGGTGGTGGTACGATCGGTGCCCCTGGTGGTGCGTTAGAAGCTAAACGCATGAAAGACGAGCGAGCACGTCAGATTGCCGCTAGAGATGTTTTAACCGAGCAGCAACAAGAACAACAAGCCGTAGCACCAGAACAAGTAGCTGCTCAACAAGTAGAAACTGATCCTAACAAAGTACCGCAAGAAGTAGCTCCTGGGATTATCTATGATCCAACTACAGGCGTATACAAACAAGAACCTGTAGTAGCTGAACAAGTAGGGCGTGAAGTACTTCCAAAAGTAGAACCTACTTTAGGCAACCCTGAGTTAGTTGGTTTGGGTGCACCTCAAGTTGATTTAGCCCCTGCACAGCAAGAGATGTTTGGCATTACCGCATTTGAACAAGCCAAGCCAACAGTTGACCAAGCACTAGCGGGTCCTCCAGAAGCGTCAGCCGAGTTCGGTACAGTCATAAATGCTGATTTATTAAAGGGAACTGGTCTCAAACCGCAGTCTGGTTTTTATAAAAAACTTCTTAACAAAGATGTATCTAAACCTAAGCAACAGGCCGAAGTAGCAAGTGTTCTTGCTGACATAAGAACTAACCCTAATTTGTCTGACTCTACTAAAAAAGCCGTAGAGGGCATTGCTATGAACGCATTTGGGGCGTTAGCTAAACAACAAGAAATGTTTGGTGCTAGTGGTCGTGTTTTAAAAGGAGTTAAGTATGGAAGAGTTCAACCTGAATCACCTGTCAGTGAAGCAGATCGAGAGAGCGTTCAAGTACCTAGCGAACCCGTACGAGAGGAACCCGCCGCAGGAGCTGGAGAACTTGGACAAGAAGGAGTGGTACCAGCTGGAAGCACTACTAGTGAGCTTAGAGACGGAGAAGCAGTTCAGCCAAGTACATTAACTCAGGAGGAACAAAATGCGATCCAAGCTGAACTCGCTGCGGAACTGGGCACAGAGGTGCCAGCAGTACCTGTACAAGAACTTGCACAAGTTGAAGGAACAAAAGCAGCTCCTAAGAGAGGTCGTCAAAGAGGTATTGAAGGAATTATTGAAGCAGTACCTACTGCGCTTACTGAGCCTTTTACTGAAGTTGCCACTACCCAAAAGCCTAAGACACAGGCTGCTCCTAAAGTTGCTAAGCCTGTAAAAGAAAAAGCTCCCGAGGGAACTGCGGAGTTTCAAGAGCTAGGTCGCCCAAGCAAGACTGACTTTAATAGCTTTATTAGCCGTGGCTATATGGGTTTTGCTAAAGATGACGTTACCAATATTGATGACAACCTAGAAGTAACCACGTTGTTGCAGTCTCGCAACAAACTAACCCCTGCCGCTGAAGCTGCTAAGGTGTACTTTAGCAAGATGCCCCGTATTGTAGATAACATGCTGAACATTGCGTATGACTTGGCATTCAACACCAAGCAGTTCCGCACCGAAGGCGAGTCTACTTCTGAGGCACAATTCTTTAATGGTATGAACGGTAAGAACGCCCGTCTTGCTGCTAACTGGGTAGAAAAGAACTTATCTAAAGAAACAGACAAGAAGTTCCGTGATTTTGTACGAGGCTTTGAGCGTGCCCGTGATGCGTATAGCGACAAGCAGTTGATGGCTCTTATTATGAATGGCTTGACTGGCACTAAAGATAAAGCCATGGACGAGACTATTCAGGGCTACATTGACGCTCAGATGGAAGATTTGGCTCGTGCTAGAAACCGTGCAGAGCGTCGTGCCGCTAAGGGTGTAACTCGGGGTGAAGGCATAGCCCTTGATGAAGAAATCAAGAACGCAGGTCTAAAGAAGATTACTGAGTCTGCCGTATTCCAAATAGGTCAGCCACTACACCCAGCTATTATTAGCGCAATCCGTCAGGGTGATCTGCAATCGGCACTAGCTTTATTAGCTGCTAGTTCGGATCGGTTTGTTTCCCGTATAGCTACTCGATTGGCTGAGGCCAACGTTGACACCAACGTAGTTATTCGTGAGAACTTAGTAGATGAAGCAGGCGTTGCTGTTCCTGGTTACTACGATCCAAAGACTGACACAATCTATATTGACGCTAATACGGGCATGAACAGCCATGTGATGTTACATGAAACAGGTCACGCCGCTACATCCCACGTACTTGACGATGCCAATAACCCATTAACACGTCAGCTGCAGCAATTATTTGATTCAGTTAAAGAGTCTTTAGGTACTGCATACGGTTCTACTAGCCTTGATGAATTCGTTGCTGAAGCACAGTCGAATCCAGAATTTGTTGGTGTTTTAAAGTCTATTAACCCTAACGGTGGCAAGTACACGGCATGGGATAAATTTGTCCGTGCGATTTCTAACTTTATGCGCCGCCTTATTGGTTTAGATTCTAAGCCGCTTGATTCCGCTTACGACCAAGCAGACCGCATAATTGCCGCTATTCTATCTCCTGCCCCTGAGTTCCGTGATGCTGGTGCGTTGTTTGCTTCGGCTAACGCAGGTACGGCGGGTGCGGTATTAGACCGTCTTGGCGCTGCTATTGAGGCAATTCCTGGGATGACCCCTGAACGTGCTGACGGTGTGCACGAGTTCTTAAAGAATACGGTTGGTGGTAACTTCCGTAACTTGATGCTGTCGCTCCTACCGTTAAATGCCTTGGCAGATATAGCCTCGCAAAAAGGGCTGAAAGAAGCGCCCGCAATGGACCGCCTTGTCAATGAGCGCCACGGCTTTGAGTACAAGATGAACCGCTCTATTGAGCCTTTAGTTGAGCGTGCCGAGTCATTTGCTAAGACTGAAAGCCCAGCACAGGTAGACCTGTTTAACGAAGTAGTCTACGAGAGCACTATTAATAAAGTCGATCCGACTAAAGCCCGCACCGATTACAAAACCCCTGAATTGCAAAAAGAGTACGACAGGGTAAAAGGGATGTACGATAAGCTGAGTGGTCGTGGTAAGGCACTCTATACAGGTATGCGGGATGCGTACAAATCCATGTACGACGAGGTTTTAAAGTCTATCGGCGAACGTATTGACGCATCTGTTACTGACCCAGCCCGAGCCAAGTTAATTAAGCGAGACATTTTTGATCGTCTGACCGCAAAAGGTAATATTGACCCCTACTTCCCTTTAGCACGTTATGGTAAGTACTGGGTATCGTATTCGGCTAAAGATGCTAGCGGGCAGACTGAGTTCTATGTAGAAGCGTTTGAAACCGAGCGAGAGCGGGAACGTAGTGTTGCTCAGATGGCTAAAGACGGTGCGACAAACATAGAAAAGTTCTCTAACCTGTCCGAATTAAACTACCGCCGCGTGCCAACTGGCTCGTTTGTAAACAGCGTTCTGCAGATTATGGAGCTTAACAAGGTTCCTGCAGAAGCTACCGAAGAAGTAATGCGTTTGTTCCTCAGCACATTACCTGAGACTTCATTTGCACAGTCCTTCCAAAAGCGTAAGGAAACCCTTGGCTTTAAGAAAGATGCCGTTCGTGCTTTACGTGAGAAGATGTACCGCACCTCCCATCAGATTGCCAGCATGCGCTATGCCGCTAAGTTAAATGCTGTTCTCGACCAAATGCGGGACTACGCACGATCAGTTGGTAAGGGTACTGGCGAAGAAGCCCAGCGGGATAATCGTGTAATTAACGAGTACGTCAAAGAGTTTGAGAAGCGTATCTCCTACATTAACAACCCAACGGTTGACAAGTGGGCACAAGTAGCTACGTCTTTCGGCTTTAACATGACTCTTGGCTTTAACGTATCGTCCGCCGTAATCAACTTGACGCAAGTTCCGTTGATTCTTACCCCCTATTTGGCAGGTAAATACGGTATGCCATCCACAATGAAGGCTATTGGCGACGCTTATAAGGTGCATTTAAACAGCGGGTTCAAGCAGGAAGTAGAAGTATTTGGCTCTAAAGGTCAGATGGCGAAACAGAAAGCCATGCCAGCCTTGGACAACTACAACTTTGATGATCCTAAATTACCTGCAAGCGTACGCCGTCTTAAGACTTTATCCCGTATAGCTTCAGAGCAAGGGCAGCTAAACCGCTCCCAGCTGTATGACATCTTGGAAGTAGATGACCGCAAGAATCCTTTATCTAAAGTTAATGCCGCATCAGGTTTTGTATTCCACCATGGCGAACGTCTTAACCGTCAGGTATCTTTGATTGCAGCCTACAACTTAGAACTGGATCGTCTAAATAGCGACAAGGCTACTAAAGCTGAGAAGGCACTAAGTCAGTTAGAGAAGGAAGAACTTGCTGCTAATAACGCTATTTACACAACTGAGATGACCAACGGTGGTATTGCCGCTGCTTCTGCACCCCGTATCGCACAAAGTTCTTTAGGTAAAGTACTGTTCATGTTTAAGCGCTACGGCGTTTCGATGTACTACATGCTGTTCAAGACAGCACGGGAAGCCTTGAAGAATGAGGACCCAGAAGTACGTAAGGCAGCTATGCGTCAGATTGCTGGTATTTATGGCACTGCAGCATTGTTTGCTGGTGCACAAGGTCTGCCTTTATTTGGTATCGCTGCGATGGTATATAACCTGTTTGCAGACGATGACGAGGATGACTTTGAAACCGCAACCCGTAAGTCTTTGGGTGAGTTTGCATATAAGGGCTTGTTCAACTACGTAACCAACGTTGAAATCGCTAGTCGTACAGGTTTAAGTGACCTGATTATTCGTGACTCGGGTAAGCAAGACTCTCAGACCGTTGCCTTGACTATGATGGAAATGATGGGTGGTCCTGTTTATGGCGTGGCATCTAAGGTCGAACGTGGCTTAAATATGATCCGTGAGGGTAATGTACAGCGTGGTATTGAGAACATCCTGCCTACTTCACTTGGCAACGTTATGAAGGGTGTACGCTACGCAACCGAAGGGACCCGCACTCTCCGTGGTGATCCAATCACAGGAGAAGTTAATACTTGGAATATTGCAGCGCAAGCGTTTGGTTTTGCTCCTGCCGATTATGCTCGTCAGCTGGAGATTAACTCCCGCCTAAAGGGTATTGATAAGCAGGTAAATACCCAGCAGTCTAAGCTCAAGCGTCAGTATTTCGTAGCTAGTCGCTTAGGTGACCAAGAAGAAATGAATGACATTAGGGATAGCTTGCTTGAATTAGGTCAGAAACACCCTGGTTTAGAGATCAATGCCGCTACGATTAACGACGTGCTGGATCGGTCTATCAAGGCTCAAGAGCGTACTACAAAACGTATGGTTAATGGTGTTGCTTATAGTCCCAAAATGCTCAAAGAGATTGAGGAACACTTACGAGAGTACGAAGGAAGATAAAAAAATCCCCACGGTTAAGTGGGGATTCAAGGGGTTCCTCACGTCTGGAGAACTAGCAACAGGAGAGTTGCCTAGAAAGTATATTACAGAATCCGCCAAAAGCGCATACCTAATTTCCCAGATTCGATCCGATCAAATCCTTTAATTCGCATTTGCTTATTGTTTGCAACCTTTTGCATCTGTTTGTTTAATCTTGATAAGTTAACCGCAGGAATAAAAACTGAAGTGCCTATCTCAAAAGCACCCCAGTTAATATCAATAACTACTCCGTCAGGACAAATTTGCCCCTCCCTCATCACCCTCAAGGGTGGCCTTGTGTTGCGCTGCTGCGGCGATTTCTTCTTCTCGGTCATCATCTAAGAACCCTTCACAGTTAACCCACAGTACATCTGCGGCAGGTAGACTCATGCGAGTACCCTTACCCATACGCTTCTTATCAATCTTGGCTTTAGTTCTGCCACGTTTCAAAGAGTCAATAAATCCCTCGTAGTTAATTTGTTGCTTAATACACCATTCTTTAAGGGGCTTCATGTACAGGAACAGCATCTTTACGTCGTATTCATACCGTGCTATTAACGAAATACGTGGGGTCGCATCGGGAATAACCAAGTGATCTAGATCGTTTTTACCTATCGTACGAGCATCCTCGGTACTCTTAATACGGAGCACGTTGTTATAGTTCTCAGCAAGGTAGTTGGTCAAAGTAGATTCGGCATCAACATCCATGGATTTGACCTGCTCTTGTAGTAAACCGACTACATGCTTTACCCACCTGACTACCGTACCAATGTCATAGTCAATCAAGCCAACCTTCTTAGCCACCATCAAACCCATGATGCCATCCGCTACCAATACGGAGTGAAATCGGTCCGCAGGTGAAAAGCCACACGCCTTATCAAGTTTCTGCTGTGTTGTCTTATACAAAGCCTTCATACCTGGAATGTCATTCATCACATACTGCAGGAACGGCAGAGCCGCATGCCCGTAGTTATTCAAAATCTTTTCGCTAAGTTCGTCGGTTTCGACCTTATCAAGATCTGGAACAGGCTTAGCCCTTACTTCGAGGATACGCATCGCCTCTCCTTTTGGGAGTGCTTTATATGTACCAACCTTTTCCATAACGCTAGTATTACCTGTACTTACACCCGTTTGTTGCCAAGGCTCTTCACCACGGGTACGTTCTTGATTCGACGATCCACTCATGCGATTTCTTTGCGAACCTGATGTGTACTGGTATACAAAGTCACTTAGTTCTTTAGCCGTAGAGTTTGTAACCTCATCCATTGGTAAAAAGATGTTGTTGTATAACTCGGCACGGTTCATCTTAGATGCCGCAGTATCGGCTTCCTTTAATACAAGTTTGTTTGGATTACCCCAAATACTTGCCCCCGCATATAGCGCAGTAGTTTTACCAATACCCGAATCAGGACTAAATACGTGCAGTAACGCACCATTGACCGAAGTGAACTTAGTAAATACAGAGCCAAAAGCCAAGCCCAGCACGAACTGATGTACTTCCATTCCTGGCTTATTGTAGAAAGCCATGGCTTCTTTCCATTTATCCAACGTGCCTTTGTGTTCAAAAGCCGAGAATAGCTGGGCAGTAGCCGCAGATGGGGGGTTGTGGTCTACACGGTCTGCACGAATCTCTTTGTCGCCAAGAATAAAGGCTTCACATTTATCGTCAGTCCAGCCGAATTGTCTACGAGCAGTGTCCGCTTTAGCACTATATTGCATGTGGTTTACCCAAGTTGTTACGTACGACATAATCTCGTCTGTCTTTACTACCGCTACGCCATGTGATGACATGTATTTGCGTATTTCGTCTTTAGATGTAACCGCAGATAGCGGTATTGTGAATTCTTTAACACCGTCTTTTGGAAGGTGCAATCTAACTACTACGGCTTCTCCGACATCGGAGTCCAATAAACGACGTGTTACATACAGGTCGTTGTGGTAAATCATTACTTCTACGTTGTCTTCTTCCTTGATGATGCGTTTGAATATGCCACCATTCTTGCCGCGAAAGTACGGCTCGGGGTATTTCGGTATAACGTATGTCTGTGTGTGCCCTTGGTCTACGTCCGCTGGACTATCTTCTACTATGTTGTCTTCGTCAGTTGCTTCCTGTACTTCACGACCAAGCACGATAGGTGACTTCAGTACCCCTTTATTAGGGCATCCGTCGCACCCGCCTGGGTTAAATTCTTCAAACTTTGCACATGTATATGGTCCGCCTTTGATGTTGCGTACCTTGCGATCAGCAAATTCAGGGCTGTATTCGGGGTGTCCCGAGGATAACTTTTCAATCGCTTTGTCTGCATCAATACAAAATTTGGCGATAGATAGCCCTGCTCTCCACATCGGTTCCGACATGGTTGCTTGGTTCTCATAAATATACTTCAGTTGCTGGCATCCGTCACCGTCTTTGGTGCGTATCATGATAGTTCTAAACCGATTTGTGTAATTACCTAGGATTGCCTTGGTAACTTCATCCATCTCTCCTCGTGGGATATAGGATGGTCTAACCAGTATGGGTTCACCAATAACATCTTTTAGTGTGTCTATCTCGTATGAGCTACATGAGCTACCGATTAACGCAACGTCTCGGGCTTCATCAAGTTTAAAGTTAAGAGTTCCTGGAACTCGTAGGATCCGTACCGAATCTGCTGTAACTACGGGGTCAGCAAACAGGTCATTATCGTCACACATCTTCTTTAGCTTCTCAGCTAAAGGCAACCACTCCCCCCGTGATACGGGTTCGGCTAAAGGCCAATAGGCATGCACACCCCCACCAGAGTTAACTAGTGCTGGTCTTGGCATCTTGGTCTCTTTACAGAACGCTTTTAACCCAGCAATAGCTTCTACCTGTGTTGGGTATGGCTTACCTGGCCCACAATCAAGGTCGACGAACAACGACCTAAGTTGTTTAACGTTTGCAGTTTTACGTGACTTTCCATCCTCGAACGTAGCCAATGCGTAGTACGCATCATAGCCCTCGTTCTTCAGGTTCTCAGCAACTTTGACCGCATCTTCGAGCCGCTGGAAAAACTTTTGGACAGGTTTGTCCGAGTCTTTCTTTAGCCCAACTATGCAGTAGTATCCATCGTCTCCGAGGACTTGCTGTAAAAATTCTAAATTGTTCATAGCCACCTTTGAAGGTGGGGCAGTCGCTACATCAAATGCAGACTTTTAATCCTACTGGAACCCCATAACCGTTTATTTAAGCATCGTCCCATTCGCCAACTAAGTCTTCTAGTTTAGGCTCTGCCGCAACTGCGGTTTTCTTAGGTGGAGCTTTCTTCGGTTCTTCAATGGCTTCTACTTCTTCAGCTACAACTTTCTCAGCTTTCGGTGCGGCTAATGCGTTCTTGACGGATGATTTATCCTTCACACCATCTGTCTGTGCAACGGTCATTGTGATCGCATTGATAGCTTCTTGTGAATCCTTGAGGTTTTGAATCTCGTTGAATTCTTCTTCCGTTACAGGGCGCACTGGCTTGAATATCAGTTTAGGTGTTGGGCTTGCTGTATCAAAACGCATCTCAGTAACAACACCAGTAATCGGTGTGCCGTGATTCTTAAGGTGACGAGCATAGGCTTGCAGGGGTAACTTACCCTTCTCACCATCACCGAATACAGATGTTGGTGGCAATACTAGCTGATACACTTCGCCTTTATCAATCTCACCGTCAATCACAACTGCCAAGCGTTGCTGATAGCGGCATGCACGGCTATCGCCTTGACCCGAACCTTTGATGTTCTGTGGGCAAGTTAAGCAAGTAGCTGACTGCTTTTCCTTAGACTTATCGTCAGGGCGTTGGCTGTCAGATGACCAGCATACAGGTGATACGGTCTCGCCTTCAACGTAGGAACCAGCATAAAACACACGGGAAACCTTTGGTGCGGCTTTGATAATCACCACGTTCATAGAACGTTCTTCTGATACACGGTACTCTTTGCCACCGATAAACTCACGGAACACGCTACCTTTGATGCTAAGGCGACGTGAGCCTAGGCTTTCACCACCAGCTAACGCATTGGTTGCATCATCGGCTGAGGTTTGTAAATACGATGGTAAACCACCTTTAAATAGAGTCATTTCACTCATGCTAATTCTCCTTAAATATCTTCGTCAGGGTTAAAGTTAAGAGCTATTTGGGCTGATCCTGCAGGTACATTAACCGTTAGGCTCCCGTCAGCTTCTTCTCGTACTAGTTCTCCGCCATTGAGTTTGCGCAAGGCTTGCTCCACTTCGTTAATCTTGAAACGATATACACCGCCCAGTTTTAACGCAGGGATTAAGTCTTGACGAATCCACGAACGGACTGTCGATACAGACACAGCAAAATGCTTAGCCACATCTTCTATCGGGACAAACGCTTCATCCACCATTTTTGCTCCTTTTTATTGTTACTGAATACTCCATGTTTGAGTTAAGCCCAGGCGGCAGTAGGTCTGGATTCTCCTCTAAAAATACCCTCATATTGGTCTGCTGAATTCGCTTCTCCAATAGTTCAGGTACACCATGTTCAAGAATGAACTTGCCCATAGATTCCCAATCCGATGTGCTGTACTTAGTCCTTACGGTGCGGTACACGGTTCCTGCATCGGTTCTTAAACTCTCGACCCCCAATGACTTCATGTGGTTGAGGATGGCTGTTTTCACAGTCCCCATGTCATTCTCTAATTTACCTACTTGGTTTTCGAGTTCTGCTTCTAGTTCTGCCTTCTTATCACGCATCTTGATGTAGATACGGGTAAGTTTTTCTAAAGGCACTTCGGCCTGTGATTCTACTTCGTCACTCATGGTACTCTCCTGTTAAAGACGATAACGGCTTGGTTTTATTCTCGCTATCGGTGTTACTACTATACTATCAAACTCTACGTTAATCAAGTAAATTCTTGTAAAGTTCAACTAACTTTACATGGTCGCTAATACGGTTGTCAAGCATTTTATATAGGTGTTTCTCCGCATTTGAACCCTGTAATCTCACTACCGTGACGGGATGCCTCTGCCCCGCCCTATGCGCCCTTGCATTAGCTTGAGCGTATGTTTCTAGGCTTGGGGTCGGACCCCACCAAATAACCGTGTCAGCCGCCGTTAAAGTGACTCCATGAGCCGCCGCTTGCGGTTGGATAATCAGGATACGGGGGTTGGGTGTTTCTTGAAAGTTCTTAAATATCTCGGCTCGCCTGTGTGCTGGCACGTCGCCGTTAATGATGGCGGTGGTAAACCCGTCGTCTTGTAGCTTCTTGGACAGGATCTCAATGGTGTTCTTAAAGGGTACGAATATCAGGGCTTTCTGCTTGGTTTCATCCAGCACTTCCCGCATGACTTTGTAACGGTTCTTGATGTCAAACTCAAGGGTCTCGCCCGAATCCGAATACACTGCGCCACAAGATATTTGCAGGAGTTTACTCATCCCAACTGCAGCGTTTACCGCCGTGATTTGCTCGCCCACTGCCGATACCACCAACTGCTTACGTAGTAACTCGTAATACTTCTTCTGTTGTGGGGTGAGTTCAACTTCACGGGTTACGTAAGTTAGTTCGGGCAGGTCTAAACATTCTTCCTTGGTGAACCGTATGGCAGGTTGCAAGGCTTCGTGCACGATTCGTTCTGCGTTGGGTCTGTTTACCCACCTGAACTGCGATACCTTGTACATCACCATGTCTTTAAACGCTGAGTAAAACTTAGGTACGTTCTTGGGGCTAACTAGTTTAGCCAAGCCATAGGCATCCACGGGGGACTGGGCGGCAGGTGTACCCGTCAGCATCCACAGCCATGTATCGGGTTTGAGGATTCGGTTTAGTGTCTTCCAGCGGGTTGTCTGAGCGTTCTTGTATGCGTTTGCTTCGTCAATAACAATCAGGTCAAAGCCCCCGTTGGCTATGTCTTCCTGCACAATCTCCACACCGTCATAGTTAATGATGACAAACTCGGCATCGGAGTTAATAATTCGTACCCGCTTCTCACGGCTACCGTAGGCTATGTCCACATGGCGGTGCATAGCGAACTTAAATAGGTCTGCTCTCCAAGCTGAATCCATAATGGATAAGGGGCAGATGACCAACACCCGCTTGATTCGCCCAATCTTCATTAGGTAATCAGCCGCCCATATAACCGAACCTGTCTTGCCAGTACCCTGCTCGTTAAGGCAGAAGGCACGAGGGTTTAAGGTCAGAAAAGACGAGGTAGTTTTTTGGTGGTCAAATGGCTTATGTAATCCAGGCCAGGAGTAATGTCCCATGATTGGTGATGGGATGTTTTTTATTTGCATGTTGTTTAAAACTCGTGCTTCGTCTAGCCCCCAGTTCACGGCGACCTGATTCCCTTCAAGCTGTTTGCTCTTTGGGATTACAGTCGTGACCTTATTAGGGTTACGCAGATTTAACAACAGAATCTTATTATTTATAATTTGCAACTATCTCTCCAGTGATGCGTAAATAGAGCATAAGTGGTGTCCACTATGCTCTACAATGTTGTCGGTTCCCCACAGGAAATGAAATGGTGCCGACTGGTACGGTTTAAACAGATGTCACTCTGTGATGCTTGCCACTCATACCTGACGCTTGCATCTTGTCAAACGAATACTTTTATACTACAACAATCTCAGAAAAGTTCAAGACTTTTTTCTTTCTTTTTTACTTACTTCTGAAACTAAATTACTTTTTGAATCTCGCTTGAACGAACGATTCTTTGATGGCGATTCAATACGTACACCGTGTTTATTACTACCACCTTTAGACAATGCTTTAACGTGCGCTACATCCTTACCTTCACGCTTATCGGCTACACCGTTTTTGTTTGCATCTTTGCCTGTCTTGTCTATCTTGCGACGAGCACGTTGACGTTCCATGCGATTAGGTAGTTCACCTCTCGCTTGTTGCTGATCGTACTCTTTATCGTACGGGCGCTTTTTATTAACGTAGGGCATTATTAGTTCCTTCCATTGTGCGGACATTCCATAACTAGGCAGTGTTTTTTGCACAGTCCTGAAGGGCGAGGATTCCATACATCGTTCTCATAAGCCATCTTCATCTTGTTGTACTCTGCCAACCATTTAGTCCACATCTTATCCTGTTTTTCAGCCTTGTACGAGTCCTTTATGAAGTTCTTACTGATAACAAAAAACAGGGCTCCCTGCACCTCGGTTAGCTGTGGGAAATGCTTAAACATGGCTAGTGCCATTAGTTCTAGCTGGTCGGTATCGGCATACTTGGCGGACTTTCCCGTCTTGTAATCTAGGCATCTACCCTTTGTACCATCAACAATAGCTAGGTCAGCTACCCCCCGCCACCATACGTTCGGGTCTTTGAACCCGCATGGCTCTAAGTTCTCGGTCAAACCCATCTCAAGTTCGCACATCTTATCCCCCTTCAACTGCTTGAGGTTATCCAATGCGTTCTTGGCAAAAGCAAACTGCGGAGGTATTGGGGTGTTATCTCTTATGTACAGCTCGGCTGCCTCGTGGAACTGTTTACCGTATAAGATCGCATCCGTTGGTGGTTCTTTAATATCTTTGAGAACCCGCAGGTGGTAGTACTTCTTAGGGCATTGGTCAAACAACTTAATGCTTGAGTACGACCATGAGATAGGTTTAGTCATTTTGTTCTCTTAGCGATTTCACGGTCAATGTACCAACGGGCTTTGCGTAAGTCCTCGACAGCATCCTTCTTGAGGTCGCATCGCCAAATGTATTTCAGCGCATTACCTAGATTGAACCCCATGTGTTCTGTAATCTGTATGCACTCGATACCGCTAGGGTGGTCGGTGTAATGCTTCGGGTGGTTCACTGGGTCGTTTGTTTGTTGTTTAAGCATTGGAATAGCTTCTTCCTTAACTAGCCTTGCAACCTCACTAATGCTTTTAGCATTTTCTAACTCATGCGCCAGTTCATTTGCGTTCATTCTGTGTCCTTTGTAGGAATCCATGTCTTTACCGCACCCGTCATTAACTTCATTTCGGTCTGTGCGTTCAAGCAATGCTCGTATGCCGCCTGAAACTTGTTTGATACCAAGGCATCGTGTGCCATCCTAATTTCCTTTAACGCATGTAAATACATTGGGGAATAATCTACTTTAGCAATCGCCATAACTCTTTCCATATCCTGATTCACAACTTACTGGTAATCCATCTGCCCACTCAGGTGTCCACTTCATGCACTCCTCAATGTAGGCTTGGGCTTCTTTTACTTCTCCGTCTTTTACTACACAGGCAATCGCATCGTGTACTGTTAGAACCACGTTGTAACGCTTGGCTATACGGATCATCTGCTCACCAATAATGCAACGAGCAATAGCTTGGCATACGTTCTCGATAACTTTACCGCCGTAGATTTTATTCCAACCGTAACGGGTCTTGTACTGGTACTGCATGCCCTTCTCGTCTCTGAGGGCAACTAGCTGGTCGTACCGCATCAGTAGTCCGCTTGGTAGTCTGATACCACGTTCACTTGGAACTAAAGTCAATACACCTACCTTACCTAAAGATGTTGTGTAGCCCTTGCTTATTGCTTCCAGCGCCAACTGCGCCTGTCGCCATAGTCCTACTATATGGGGGTACGTCTCTCGATAGATTTGTATAATGTGTCGTGCCTCATCATCCGATACCGTAGTGCCAAACGTCTTAAGCTGTGCACCGAATTTCTGCGCACCCATGCCGTACCCCGCCCCGAGAATCGTCGTCTTACCGACGAACCTTTCTTCCTTCGTAATCTCTTCAATACCCTTGCTATATATAGCAGACGCCATGATTTTGTAGACATCTTCACCTTTCGCAAACGCTTCAACTAAATCGTTTTGTCCAGCCAGCCACGCTAAGACCCGTGCTTCAATCTGACTCGAATCGGCATCAATAATTGAGTAACCTTCGGGTGCAACAATAGCCTTCTTTAACTTCCCTGCGTTCTCACCTCGGCTCGGCAGGTTTTGCAGGTTTAGGGAATCACTACCACCCCACCTTCCCGTGTGCGCCGCATAATATTTTAGGGGAACTGGCATCAGTCCTCGCTTGGCGATCCCGATGAATCGCTCTGTCCTAGTTTCTTCTAACGTAGATTTTGTACCCAGCCTCGCCGCAACTAAAGCCTGTACCACTACGTTCGGATGCTCTGCCAAAGCCTTGAACTCCTCGTCGTTCTTAGACAACGCAAATGTTTCTTTACCCGTAGTCGGGCTAATCTTCATCGGCACGGGGACACCCAACTGCTTCAATAACTCGGCAAACTTTGGATTTGAAGCGAGTTCGCCCTTGTCCTCAATGTTAGCCAGCAGAAGCAGGTTATCCTTCTTCTCCTTAATATCTGTTAGGTGCATTTCTAACAGGTTTAGGTTTAGATCAAGCAGGGGTCGTGTGAACATACGAGTAGTCAAGTCAATCAACTTCATCTCGTTCTTCGGAAAGCCCTTCTTAATCATCGCACTGAACAACTTATAGGTTAGTTCTACGTCGTTCACGCAGTAGTCGCCGTACCTATCTAGTTCTTCGTCTGTGAAGTCCACTCGGTTCTTACCCGAAGCGGCAATCACTTCATCACCTTTAGTACCTAGGTTATACCGTTGTGCAAGCACCGCTAGGCTACCGCCCACTTCGACACCATGAATGGCTCGACCCATAGACAGGGTATCTGCATAGACTTTAGGGAATATGCCAAAACGTTCTGACAGAATGAATCCGTCAAACATCATGTTGTGTGCAATCGCCATTGAGTTCGCCCAGTCAAACCCTTCGAGCCAACCCTTAATCTGTTCGTGTGTACCACTCGCCCACTCGGTCTCGCCATCGTTAACTTTAACGGCTACACCAATTACCTCAAAGCGGTCATCCCGCACATACTCCTCGGTAGTCAGCTTCGATAAGCTAAAGGTAGACTTCTCGTAAAAGGTTTCAAAGTCAATCGTTATTAGGTTCATCAGCAACGACCATCCATATCAAACTCATCACCATTTCTTAGCTTATCGTTCTCTTTTTCTAACTGCTCCACGTAACTACAAATAATCCGCACTATCATCTCCATGCGTTTGGCTTCATCTAACGGCATGCGCCCCATTAACTTACCTAAGTTAAAAAATGCGTCGTCAGCATCTTCTTTTGTGTGTTTCAAATTACTCATGAATCCCATGCTCCATTAGTTTCTTTTTTAATCGTTGGCACTCGGCTTGCACGATGGTAAGCTGGTCACGCAACATCTGCTCTGTATCTTCTTTATCCTGCAACTGTACCAAACCCATGAATGGAATCGGCTCTACATTAACTACTGCATTGATACGGTCTTCTGTTGTAAATGTTGTCACTTTAAAATCCTTTCAAGGTGGGTAGTTCAGGTAGTGTTGGTAAGCTAGGTAAACTTGTCGATGCGGGGCCAGGAAGCGATGGGCTAACTAAAGGAAAAACAAATGATGGTGTGTTTATCGGATCGACCCACGGCCCAGATACCTTTGGAGATACCTTGTACGCAACAGGTTTACCGTTCTGATCCATGTATACGGTCTGCCCACCAATCTTGCTAGAGTACATAAATGGTTTACCGTTCGCATCCAAGTACGTTACCATCTGTGCGCTACATACACCAACGGTGAATACACCTAGTAGTGTTCCTAATAATTTACGCATCGCCCTCTCCTTTTTTCTTACCGTATAGTGGCTTACTTCTTTTTTCGGCGCAAGCCGTACACTGCCACCTGTTAATTTTCCCCATCAACATCTTGCCGTACTCTGCTGGTCGCATAGTTTGACAGCTCGTGCAAAAACGTTTATCCCTATTACCATCAATCTTTTCTGACATACTTCCTCTTTTTAATTGTGGTGATACCACCATCGTCTTCTGTTTTGTTACGGGCTTCGAGCATGGCATCAGCAATCTCCCATACTTCTTTAGCATCAAACACACTAGCCCTACTTAGCAATCCGTTCAAAGCAAACATCGCAAAGCAATCCCTCAAGTCTTGGTCGTTCATTTCAGTTCCTCGTGTTTCGGATGTCGTGCTAAGTTGTTTTCACCTAACTGCTCTATCTTGTAGCCGTGACCTTCTAGGTAATCAAACAATGCTTTGCGCTTCTCCTGATACCAAGGCTTCCAAGTCCACGCTTCAAAGATAATTGGTGGGTAGTTGTTCGCCTTGATTGTTTCGAGTCCGCCCTGCAAGACTTCCAGTTCGTGACCTTCTACATCAAGTTTAATTAGCCGTACATTCTCAAAGCCAATACCATCAAGTGTCATCAAGATCATTTTCTCTTTACCACCGCTTGTCTTACACTCGTACTCGTTCTCACGAACTTCTTTATCAATACTAAACGCACCAATATTGCCTTCGGTTGCATAGTCAGGCACTTCTAACTCTATGTCTGCTTCTTGGTTTGATAGCCCAGCTTCATAGGTGTACACATTGCCCAAGCTATTGATAATCGTATTGGCACATAGCTGATAGTAAATTATCCGTTGTGGTTCAAAGGCATGGAACTCTAGCGCAGAAATCTTTCGTGCGAGGGGTACGCAGAACGTACCTAGGTTTGCACCAATATCCAGCACTTGCCCGTCGGGTTTATCTATTAGTATCTTTAGCGCAAGCTGGTGAAGGTCGTTCTCGTACAGTTCCTTCTTCAAGTGGTTTGATATTAAATCTTGCCCCTTGAACACAAGAAACTGTGTACCATCTACCTTTACTAATTCACAGTTCGGTATCATTTTTATCCTTTTTTAAATGGGCATGTTGAAAACTTACTAGCTAATTTATTAGCGACGTTATATGAATTGATAAACTTAGAGGGTCTAAGAATAAACATATGTTCGTATTCAGCTTTAGGTATTACATGCCTAACTACTTTTACTTTCCTGTCTGACATAGGGGTTATGTGCACCATAGGTTGCCCTAGTTTTATAAGTAATTGTTTTTCTACTGTTACGTTCAACATTAAATTTATATGCGCCTGATGCTGTTTTGAAAAATCAAGACTCCCAGGTAATACAAAAAAATGTTCAGGATCTACAAAATTGTACGTAGGTTGGCTCCACACCCATTTAATACTTTCATCGGTTCTCAGTTGCCAAGGGTTAAGTAGTTTTACATGTGTGTAGTTTCCGTTGGATAAAAAATTCGCACGTTGCTCCACGGGGTGCGATTCTATACGGCTATTCCCATCGGCAAACTGCCAGTCGCATCCTCCCCCTGCAAAACCCCGAAGTGCTAAGTCAGACCATAAAGGAATGGTTACTGAATTTCGGTAGTAATCAACCATTCCTGCGCAATGTTTCATTGTGGGAGATGGAAAGAAGTTGTTCCCAATATAGTATTCTTTTGGCAATTCTTTCCACCAATCAGGAATATATTTCATAGACTTTTCAATTGGAGCTCTTTTAGCTATGGCTTCTTCCGCTATAAAACAATCTAGCACTATTTCTCTTTTTGGGAATAAAAATATCATCTTTTAATTTCCTCAAAGTTATAAAACCACTCATCCTTGGCGCTCCACTTAGCATGGTTCTCAACGCTATACACTTCGGTAGGTATCTTGAAGTCAGGTGTTTTAAGTACGGCGGGTACAAGTGATACGTCATACCAAAGACAACGGTTGTTGGGTTGGCAGGCAAATTGCCCGTTATCTAACTTAATAAAGTTGTATGACTTATGTTCCTCTACTCCTTCGCTAAAGCTAGTATCTAAACGGTTAGCATCAGGGCTGGCAAAGTCAATGGTGAATAAGTAATTACCAAAATGAAACTGCTTATCCTTACCAAAGTATTTGACCTTGAGCCCACGCAGATTAGACTTCTCAATAACCGTCATATCGTAAGACAGACAATCCCATATCTGTAAGTGGTCTAAAGGTAAATGATGCAACGGGTCTACAAGGACTTCCTTCCACACGTATGCGCTAATGGGTAACTTGTCATACAGCGCACCGTAGTTAGTTAGCATAGATTCAATGCGGAAGGCTTGCCCCTTGATTGCTTTGGCAGTCATCCACACGCATGGCTCTAATTCCCCGTGTCCTTTCTCGTGGTTGTAAAGGAACTCTTTACGCACAAAACACTTAACGGGTGGTATGTTAGCGACTAAAAAGGTCATCTTGTATCTTTCGTAGTTCAACTACGGCATCTTCCAACGTTTTCAAACGATCAAAGATCACTTGCAGTACCGCTTGCAGTTGTTGTGGGTTCATTTGTAGTTCTGCCAAATAATAAAAATAAGTAGGGCTATGATTAACGTGGAAAATATTAAGGTGTAGGTCACGTTACCCCCTTGGTAAAGTACCGCTAAAGTTATACGTTCCGCTATGGGTTAGATTCGCCCAAGGTGCGGCATAAACTTTATAGCCCTGCATACGTGCAATCTTGCAAAAGTGATAGTCTTCTGAAAGTAACCTGTTAGTGGTTTCGTCAATGCTGGTAGCAAAGTATTCGTGGATAATCTTCTTAACTGGATTCTTGTCCACAATCAGAATCATGTCGTTTGTATACGTTGGCACAGTCGGCTTTAGTGTTTCAAATACTTCACGCTTAATCAACATGAATCCTGTACCACCGTTGTCAATCTCCATTGGATGGTTAATATCGCCAGTTGTTTCCGTTGCACCGCCTACTAGGTTTACCACGAACGAACCCGTGTATTGTGGTAGGTCTTTGTAGTCCACGCCTGACTTGACGGCATTGGATACTAACTGCCAGTTGATCTCTTTCTTTGGATACATTCCGCAGATAATGTCTTTGTCCGCATCAATCATACGCACAATGTCTGCTGGTTTAAAGCTAATATCCGCATCAATAAACATCAGGTGTGTAGCATCCGATTGCATAAAGTCATAAGCCATACCGTTACGAGCACGAGTAATCAAAGACTCATTCATCATGTACGAGTAGTACATCTGAATTCCATGCTTCATAAATGTCTGCACACACTCTAAGATACCCATGGTGTAGCCACCTACACATAACCCACCGTACATCGGTGTAGCTATAAATAACTTGGCTGGTTTCTTTGCTTCTACTGCTTCTACGTTTTCTAACATGGTTATCCTTTAATGAGTTGTGCTACTTTTTCTTCGAGGTACTTAATTACTGCTTGGCTATCGAGGTACATGATCTTAGCTTGGGTGTAGTCGGCTTCGAGTTTCTTGTAGTTCTGTCGCCACCCGTCGTGCAATTTCTCTAACTCATGCACTTGTGTTTCAAGGGACTTAACATATTTAGCGTTAGCTGGTTTATCACTTACACTAACCAATACAGTCTTCCACTCATTTTTGTTAGTAACTTTACTAACCGACTTCTGTGTCTGCGAGATATACACACCATCTTCTTCTTTGGCAATCATCTTCTTACTACGTAGTTGGTGTAGTGCGTTGTATACACTGGTTGAATTCGCCTTTGTTAAGGCAATCAGTTGCTTGGGTTTCTTGCCACCTTGTGTGTTTAAGATGTTAAGAATCTGCTTAGTTGTTGATAGTTTTTTCATAGTTACTTTCTCCTGTTGTTAATAAAGAGGGTAGATACTTTACGTCGCCTTCCCTTACTACTAAAGCCACACCACCGCAGTCAATGATTTTCTTTAAGTTCATCTCTTGCAATGCTGTGAGTTTTCCCTTTCCAGCCTTAGTTTCAATGCCGAAAAATTTACCTTCTAGGCAAACTAGAAAATCGGGCGCACCTTGTCTGCCAAAACCGCCTGTAACTGGCATCACGTAGTAAGCACCAAGCCCATCAAGGACTTGGCGAACCGATTTCTTAACCTTCCCTTCAGGGGTTTGCGCCACTTATTTCTCCGTTAAAAACCCAATACACATTTTCGTTAATGCGTCTGCCTACACCCTCGACTTCTTCATTGACTTTCGTATGGTCAAGTAGCATCAAGACAGCGAGTTTATCTTGCACCCATTTTGGTAA